CCGATCCATTCCGCAGCCGCGGCTCTGCCTGCTCCATGGCAGCAGGCGATCCGTCCAGCCGAACCACACCCACCAGAGCATTGCGCCCATCGACGCGCTCCAGTTGCATGGACTCGACCACGCCCCACACGTACTCAGACGCGCGGCGGTGATCCAGGACTGCCGGGATCGGTCGCTGTGGCCACCGAATAGCGTCCTTGGAATGGACGAGTTGAACACCATCCCCCACGTCTGCATCAGTTGAGATAACAACTGAGGCGGTACGTTGTTCCTCGTTCCAGGTTGTAGGAGCAGCTAGCGCCATCCTTTGCAGGTCGCGCCCTTCTGCCGTATCAGTGGTGGCATGGTGTTCCATGCCGACAGGCTATGGAGCCTGTGCTGCCTGGATATTTGCCCGCTGCGCATCTTGCGACGGGTCAACATCCAGAACCAGGCCGCGACTCCGGGCCGCTTCCATATCAACCTTCAGCTCATCCAGCAGCTCCAGCGGTACGAACCCAAAGGATTTCTGAACCTCCGACAGGCTCATGAAGCCGGCGCGGATCGCATCTTTCAGCCACCCAATCTCTTCTTTCGGGTTGACCATCTCCCGCCGCGGTGGCGTCCAGACCATCCGGGCCGGGCCCCGCACGCCCAGCATTATCTGGCTCATCTCCCGGAACCAGCCATGTACTGGATCCAGCAGCTGCGGGACGGTGATGTTCCAGCGCCACCGGGCGATGTTGCGGTTGAACTCAAGCCAGCCCATCCGGGCGCTGGAGAAGTTGACCTCCGAAAGGATGCCCGTGAGGCTCTCGAAGCTGATGCCGTAGCCAACTGCTACCGCGTGCAGGTGATGCAGCTGGGTCGCCGTGTAGTCGCCGCTCGTCGGTGGCTGCGCGAACCGGATGTCACGTCCCGGCGGCAGGATCTCCACCGCGCCCGGCTCCAGGGTGTCGATGATTTCATCGGCCGTGATAGAGAGGCTGTCTGGCGTCTCCAGCTCTGTGACGAACGCCGTGTAGCAGGCCGCTAGCTTGTCTTTGAGCAGCTGCGCGCTGTCGCGGTCCGCCATGTCACGCAGCCGCAGCAGCACCGAAGCACCCCACGGCACGCCGGAATATTGGCCGGGCCGGCGCACCTCGTAGTGGTGGATCACCTCCTCTGTCGGCACGAAGGAACTTTGAATGCGCACGCCGCTGTATTCACGCTCCCCTGGGTGGTGATGGCGCAGCCAGAAGCCCTGAAGGCGGCCTTGGTCATCAAACTGCTTGCCGCCAATGATGCGCCGGCCCTCGTCCTTGTCGGTGTCGAGCCAGTCCGGCTCCAGCACCTGCAGCTGCAGCGGCGGCAGGCCCTGATCCATGAGCGACGGCTCAAACCGCCGGCGCACCAGCACCGAACCGCGCACGGCGGTGGTGCGGGCCGCCAGCTCCTGCAGGCCGTAGAAGTTCAGCCGGCCATAGAAGTCGCAGGCCGTGGAATCCGACCACTCCTGCCACAGGTTGCCGTAGCGCCTTGTGCCGCCGGGGCCGGGAGCGCCCACGATGCCGTCACCGATCCAGTTGCCCTGGATCACCTGAATGGCTCGGCCGGCCCAGGGGTCGTTATCGACCAGATCCTGATGGCGCCTGATCAGGGTGCTCATCGCCACCCGTAGGTCAGCGTTTGGCCCGCCGTTGGTGGTGTACCAGTTCTCTGTCCGCCGGCTCTGCTTGGCAGCCTCAAACGCTCGCAGGTGGTTACGGGCGATCTGCAGCTGAGCCTCTGCCAGCGCGTCCTCCAGCTGTTGGCGCGATCTCCTCTTTCCCATCAATCCCTCCGGAAACTGTGATAGCGCCGGAGCCGCGGCGCGGTGTCCGATGGGGATAACTCGGCGGCCATCAGATTCCGCAACTGGATCATTTCCGCAAGGCTTCGATACTCTGTCCGCCGGCCGTTGGCCTGGACCACAAGCACGCCGTCCGCAATGGCAGCGTCAAGGTCGGCGAGCTGCTGAGAAGTGAAGGCCATGGCGTCAGGCTATTGAAGCCAGGTTCCGCGTTTTCTCTTGACCGTTCGGGTTACTTGGTGGGCCTGGGCTTGCTGCTCCAGCTGGTCCCACATGGTGGCGCGGTTGTAGCGGCGGCTCAGGAGTTGGAGGGCGGCGTAGGCCATCCGGGTGCAATCTCCCGCCTCATCCCTGCACCCTGCCGGCAGCACCCATTGGTACGTCGTCTGCCCCTTGTCGCGCTTGGGCATCCGCTTCCAGGGGAACAGCTCCGCCAGGAATTGATCGGTCGAGGCCATGCCGAAGTGCAGGTAGCCGGCGCCGGGCTGCTCATTGCGGAGCCGGCCTTGCAGGTGGTTCACGCTCGCGTCGTAGCCCACCTGATACAACAGCACACCTTTCTTGGTTACGCCCTGATTCCTGCGGTTCACATCCACCGCCAGGCCTTTGCCGAGCAGCGGCTTTCCCTTCTGCGGAGCGCCCTTCATCGGCACCCAGACACCAGCGCGACCGCGGCACCAGTCCCGCACCTCATGGGTCGCCAGGCCGCCGTCGTCAATGCCGCCGATCGACAGGCTGAGCTCCACACCGTCGGCCCTGCGCCATTTGGTGCTGACGACCTGATCCAGCTGGGCCAGTGTCTCCGGCTGCTGAGGGTCGCCGTCGATTTCCCAGTGGCCCAGGTGCCAGCCCTCTTCCCCGCGGCCCCAGCCCCACACGGTCAACACCAGCCGCTCGCCAGCAGCGCCGCCACCACCCTGCACATCAACGCCGGCGGTGAGCACTAGCACGCCATTCGGGACCGTCCCCGCCGCGTAGCCATTGCCGGCCGCTTCATTCTTGCGCCGCTGGGCCAGGCCGTCGCCGGTCAGCTTGCCGCTAAGCGTGTCCTCCCACGGCTCGCCAAGCACCGTGTTGTGGAACGTTTGCATCGCGTCTGGGTCGCCCTTGCGCATCGCGTCCAGCGCTTCGGCGTGCTCCCGCACCAACACACCCCAGTCAGCCGCCGGGCTGTAGCTGTAGGCCGCCCAGACATGGAAGCTGGCCAGGCCCGGCCGCTGAGAGACGGCAGTGGCCCTCCACTCGCCGCGCTCCACCATCCACCGTTTTTTGCTGTGCGGGATCGCCTCGGCGCAGTTTTCGCACTGGTAGCAGCCCGTCCGCTCCCCCTCTTTGATGAACTGCTCCCATCGAAGCGTCTGCATCGTTTCGCAGAACGGGCACGGCACGTAGTAGCGGCGCTGATCACCGCGCAGGAACCACTCTTCAGTTTTGCCGCCCTTGAAAATTGGCGTGCCGCCCAGCCCGATTTTTCGGTCCCAGTAGTAGTCAGCACGGTTTCGGCCCAGCTTGATCGGGTCGCCCTCGTCGAGCCTGGGGTAGGCGTCCACCTCGTCAAACAGCACCACCTTCCGGCTTTTGCGCCGAAAGCTCCGGCCACTGGCTGCGTTCACGATGTCGATTAGCCCGCCATTGCCCAACTGCTTGAGAAGGATCGTGTTGCTGGCGGTGTTGCGGGCCTTGCTCTCAGAGATGAGGCCGCGGAGGACCGGCGTGTCCTCAAAGAGCGGCTTGATTTCCTCCTTGCTGTAGGCCTGTGCGTCTTCTTTGACCGGCTGCACGATCATGATTTCGCATGGATCTTGATGGCTGTAGTACTGCACAACCACGTTGAGGCATTTGGTGTAACCCACCCGCGCCGACTTCATGACCGCCACCGTCTCTACTGCCGGATCAGTGAAGGCGTCTAGCAGCTCCCGCTGGTACGGCAGGCAGCTCCAACGGCCTTTGGTGGCTGTCGAGCCAGTGAGCACGGCAAACTCGTCCGCGTACTCGCTCAGCCGCAGCCGCGGCGGTGGCCTGAAGCCCGCCAGGATCTGCCGGGTCAGCTCTGCCGGGTCGGTGGTGATCACGCTGCCACTTCCCCGCTGGCCAGTCCCTCGAGCGCCTCGCGGATGAGCGCCGTCAGGATTTCCACCTCCTCAATCTCCAAGTGGGGGATGCGCTGCTTGGCAGCACTGGGCACCCCCAGCAGCCGGGCGCGGGTGATGTTGACGGCTTGGTTCCAGCCCATCTCTGCATCCTCACGGCGCAGCAGTTGGCCCTCCTTGGTCTTGCGTTCCAGTTCCAGGAGGTTGGCTTTTTCGTATTCGGAGCGGGCGCGGCTGATGGTGTAGTTGGGTAGACCCTCCGGCGCATCGCTGGGCAGCTGCGCAGGCTGCCGCCGGGAAGGCGGATCACGCTTTGACGCTGGCTGCTGCGCCTCGGCCTGATGCGGGGCCACCCGCGCCAGATACTCCGCCACCAACGTGGTCGGGTCCAGGCGGAGCGGCCTCTCCTGCACCACGCACCGGCTGCCCTTCAGCGCTCCGCGGTCGCAGAGCTTGTCCAGGTTCTGCCGGGTGCAGCGCCGACCGGTCTGGGCTTCAATCAGCTCGGCGCCTTTAGTTGAGTTGATGGGGGTCATTGCAACCACGCTACCCGGAAAGTTGCAACCGGTTGCAAGCGGCGACAAGTCAGGCCAGCGCTAGCTGCTGGTACTCCGGCCCGCGCATTGCCTGGCAGATCCGCTGCAGCCGCAGCTCACTGAAGAACGGCTGCGCCCGATACCAGCGCTCCATGGGCCGGCTCCGTTTGCTGGCGTTGCAAGCAGTGCAGGCCGGGACGATGTTGGCGATGTCATGCGGTCCGCCCTTGCTAATCGGAACGATGTGCTCCATCTCCATTTCGCCGCCGGTTCCGCAGTAGGCGCAGCAGTTGCCAAACTCGTTGAAGCGGCGCCGGATCGCGTTGACGGGGATCTGGACGGGGGTCTGGCCGCGAGCCTTGATCTTCCTTCGCTTGGTTTTCTCTCGGTTGTAAAGGCGAAAATCGGGATCGGTTTTGTATTTGCGGTGCCAGTATTTGCGCTTTTCTTGGCGTATTTGCTCTATTCCTTCTGGGCTTTCCCGAAAGTAGCGGCGCTGCTCTTGCAAGCGTTGACGCTGCTGTTTCGCGGCCAACTGCTCCGCTTGCTTGGCTTCCAGCGCCTGCTTAACCAGCGGCTCAAGGTGGGCCCAGTCAAGTGGATGGCCGGCGCTCACCAAGGATCTCGCAGCCCGAGCCTCGCGGATGCTGAGCTTCCTGCCGTGCGGCATAACCAGGTCTTCAAGCCCCTTGGCTCGCGTGCTTGTTGCGCGAGCTCTTGCATGGTAGAGCCGAGCGCGCTCGTTGCTGATCTTGCGATATTCGGGATCTTGCAGCTTTGCGTTCATTCTTTCCCTGGCGGCTGCCCTATTTGCTTCCAGGTTTGAGTAATACCGAGCCTTGCTGCGGTCTTTGCAGCACTGCACACATTTGTTGTCGTTGATCCTCCTCAGGCTTTGATCTGTGCCGTTCCAGCTGTGTCCCTTGCTGCAGATTTTTCCAAGTTTGTATTTCGATTCGTCAAAGCGCTGCTCTTCTGGCTGTGTCGCGTACAATCCGGTCATCGGCCTGTTGCTCCAGGTTGATCACGGGTCGGGTGTTCCACCACGCCGGCCCTCACTAATGCTAGCGCGCTTAATCGCAACCTTTTCAACAACATTTATCGAGATATTTAGGTCCCTGTTAATACACC